TCCAAGGCGCTACCGGCAATGAGAGAGCTGAATAAGCTCCGTAGAGATGTCCATGAGGGCGTAGCTCTACAGGTCAAGCCACCTTGGTTAGTGCCATCAGACTCAGTAGATGAGATCTCAACACGGCCTAATGGTGTAACAGTCTTTGATGAGCGCAACGGGATGAAGCCCGAGCAGATGAGACTCTACAACGACATCAACGCCGGCATGGTATTGATGGAGAACGTGACAGAGCAGGTCCGTGGGTTCTTCCACGCACAACTATTTGAGGCCGTAGCTCAGAAGGACAAGCAGATGACAGCCAGAGAGGTTGCCAGTATTGAAAACGCTGCTCTTCGTCGCTTCCTGCCTAATTTCAACCAGATCACTACAGAGCTAACACCAATCTTCCAGAACGTGTTCTTGCTACTGTTTAATGAAGGAGCATTCCCAGACCCACCTGAGTCTGTAAAGCTTTACCCTGATGGCCCAATGAATGCCGGTATCGTGCCGCTTCCAAAGGTTGAGTTCACCTCGCGCATTGCTCTAGCGATAAGGATGATCGAAAACAACGCTATTGACCGCACTATTGAGCGGATTATGCCAATGATTCAGATCGCTCCAGAGCTTGCCGACAACTTTGACCTTGACCAGATGCTTAGAGATAGCGCCCGCAATGACGGTATTTCTGAGGATGTCATCAAGAATCTTCAACAGGTAATCGAACAGCGCGAAGCCCGTGCAGCAGAGATGGCTCAACAGCAGCAGATGATGATGGCTCAACAAGCCGCCAGCGCTGCCAAGGACGCCAGCCAGGTCGATCCTGAGAAGCTTCAAGGCATGATGCAATAATGGACAGACATACACATAACGGGAAGGTTGTTAAAACTCTCCTGTCTACCACAGAAGGGGACGCGCTGTTGGAATGGATGAAAGTAAAATTTCAGTTCGACCAGCCGGTGTTCAAAGCAGAAGACGACTACAACGAGACATCCGCAAAACTACGCGAAGGTGGCCGTCACGTAATCATAGAACTAGAGAACCTAAAACCAAGAAACCCAGATGATTGATCCAAGACTATTTAAACTAGTTGGCGACAAGTTCATTCGACAGACCGACATGAAAGAGATTGCCACGCTTGTAGACGGCGAGGTTACAGGGCTTCACCACAAGCAGGAGAAGTTCCGAGAGACTCTAGAAAGCCTAATTGGTGACGCATCACCAGCAGAGGTTGAGGTTTCTATTGAGGAGCCTAAGACAAAACGGTCTAGAAAGGATGCTCCGGCAGAATATTTCACTAAACGCATGGGCGGGAAGTCAGCTCAGGTAGTTGAGTGGAGACGCGAGAACTGGAGCGCGAAGCAGTTCAAGGACGAATATGGCGATCTATTTACAGAAGAGAATCTATGAGACAATACGAATTGATTAGAAACGAAGAAGGAGGAGATGCTGGCGGCGGTGCTGCCGTAGCTGATCCTACAGGAGAATACGGCTCAGACCCATCAACCCCGCCAACCTTTGATACATCAGGAATGTTTGATGAGGATGGCAGGTTTCAAGAGATTGGAGACCGGTTTAAAAACGACAGCGTCGATGCTGACTACATTAACCGTAACTTCAAAGGCAAGAGTCCATCTGACCTAGCAAAGATGCTCAAGGATAACCAGACGGCAGCGCGAGCAAAGTCAGTCAGTTACCCAGGAGCAGACGCCACCGATGAGGATTGGAGTCGATTCCGTGAAGCTGCCGGTGTGCCAGAGAGTGCAGATCAAGTGATGCCGGAAGACTTTGAAAGCTTCCAGAACGCTACCGGTTGGACTGAAGAGGTTGCAACTCCAGTAGTTGATGCTTTAATCCAGTCAGGAGCGCCAGGACCAGCAATCACTGCTGGACTAGCGGCTGTTCAAGAAGCAGCAGCAGCACAAGCCGAACAATGGCAGGCAGAGGCCCAAGAGCGACGAGAAGCCGGTAAACAGCAGCTTCTAGAGGCATTTGGAACAGAAACCGATGCTCGCATTAATGGAGCGACTGTTGCAGCCGAAAAGCTCGGAATCCAAGCTGGACTAAGTCAGGAGCAGATTGAAGGCGTCAAGCAGGTAGTATCTCAGATTGATAGCCCAGAGCTTACTAGGATGTTTGCTCACTTAAGCGATGCAATCTCAGAGGCTTCCTACCGAGGCCCAGGTCAGACAGCCAAGGTCGATGACTTCCGAGGCCCAGCCGAAACAGCTCAAGCAATTATGGAAGATGACCAGCACCCAATGCACGCCAAGTTTATGGCCGGCGACGATGCTGTTCACAAACACGTTGACACTTTGCTAGCAAAAGCGAGAGATATTGCTTAACAAATTTCTAGGTGGTCTCTCTCTTCCCATCTAGCACCTAGCCTCCTCCTCTTAGTCATGTCAGAGGGGGAGGCTTTTTGTTTGACTAAATTGATATTTTAGCTTAGAAGGCTATCCATGACAGCTTACCTAGCTTGCTAGACCTGTCTATACAGCCCCAATTTGGCCGCCCTACATACGCCCCTCGCATGGCCTACCAGCATTAGCTGCCCCAATTTTAGAGGTTTCCGTTCACAGACAGCGGCTTTCGTGAACCAAAACAAAAACCTAAACCTTAAAATATTATGCCAGTTAGTCCAACACTCGCGCTGATCGATCAGTATCAGCCTAAATTTGAAAGTCAGTGGCGTCGTCTTGCCCAGCAGGTCGATAGCCGTCTTAGCGGCGCTGTTAGCGTCAACTCCAACTGCACCGGTGAGGTAAACTACCGCGACCAGATTAAGCCTATTGACGTTTCGTCACTTGGCACTCCTAGTCAAAACCGCATTGCTGCAACCGCAATCTCTGAAATCGAAACTCAGAAGCGCGCTAACTACCCTGAGAAGTTCCAGGCTGTTAAGCACTTTGACGAGTTTGACGAGGTGTGGCTTGCAGAGCAGTCGAAGCCCACATCGCAGACCTTCCTTGAGTTTAAGGCAGGATTTAACCGCAAGATGGATGATCTCATTATTGCCGCTGCTACCGGAACTGCAAAGACCGGTAATAATGGCGCTGTAAGCACTGATCTTCCAACTAGCCAAGTTATTCCTGTTAATACTGGAGGCGATGGGTCTGGAATGAACCTTGCAAAAATCCTTGATGCCAAACAGCTCATGGAAGAGAACGAGGTCTTCGGTCAAGACATTGACGGTGATGACGCTTACCTTGTCCTTAACGCCAAAGCCCTTCGCGGTCTTTATGATGAAGCTAAGATCACTTCTAGTGATTATGCCGGAGAACTCCAAGCTCTCTATAACGGAGAGATTGACCAGTTCCTTGGTTTCAACTTCGTCCGCACCGAGCGCCTTGCAGTCGCATCCAATGTTCGCACTTGCTTTGCTTTTGTGAAGTCAGGTATCGCACTTGATATTTGGCAGAATCCTAAGTTTAAGCTTAGCGAGCGTAACGACTTCAATGACGCCGCCCAGCTTCGCGGAACTGCCGCAGCAGGAGCCACTCGCCTTGAGGAAGTCAAGGTTGTAGAGATTCCTTGCGACGAGTCCTAGTCCATAGCAACAACCAACAAGGGTCCGTCTGTCTTTCGGGGCGGGCGGGCCTTTCCTTTTTATGAGCAAGATCATTACCGACATCGACATCGCCAACCAAGCGCTTGGCTATTTGGGAGAGCAGACAATTGCAACAATGTCTGAAAACACCAAGGAGGCACGGCAGGTCTCGCTCCACTTTGACCAGACGCTCCGTGAGATCATGGAGAAGCACAGGTGGTCAGTAGGCCGGAAACGAACTAGAATGACGCTATTCGGCGCAACACCAGATTTCGGGTGGTCTTACGCTCACATTATCCCAGAAGACTGTCTTAGGGTCTTAGATTTGTTTGAGCTTTCAGAAGAGACGCCCACACCAAACCCAGTTCCTATTCGCAAGTTTGAGAAGGAGCCTGGGCTTATCCTTAGTAACATTAAGCATTGCGGCCTAGTTTACATTAAAGAGGTGATCTCATCAGATCTATCACCACTTCTTGTTAAGGCTCTAGCAATCAAGCTGGCATCAAAGCTAGCAATTCCCCTCGGTGAGTCCAGACTGGCCGGTGATTTATCTAATATGGCCGACAATGCCATCAAAGACGCATGGCTGAGCGACGCAAGACAGTCACGATCAGGAGAAAACTCTGACTTCCTCCAAAGATCTGAAGAAAACCACGCCGAAAGCGGAAGATACAATGCCTGAGTTTTTGCAGTCTAACTTTAATGGTGAGTGGTCTCCGCTCATGCTTGGCCGTGTAGAGCTGTCACGATACGCTACATCGCTAAGAACGATGGAGAACTTTGCCCCGACCATACCTGGCGGTGCGAGAAAGCGACCTGGCACTGAATACATTGGCGAGGTCCAAGACTCATCAAAGAAAACACGGCTTGAAAGCTTCACGTTTTCTAACGAAGAGTCCTACCTTCTTGAGTTTGGCCACAATGTTTTAAGGTTCTGGAGAAACGGCGCATACATTAGCGGGGCTGATGTAGTGACTACATACACTGAGGATGAGGTGTTTAGCCTAAGAATGACATCAACAAACGACATTGTCTATATTGCCTCGCCTAATCATGCTCCCTACAAGCTAACCAGAACATCTGACACTACGTTTGATTTTGCAGCGCTTGAGTTTGAGAACCAGCCGTTTGAAGACGAAAACCTTACAGATGTTACTATAAGCGCGTCTGCGGCAACAGGCACAGGTATAACCTTAACGTCTTCCAGTAACTTGTTTACTGACGAAATGGATGACGGCGATGGAAGCACGTTTAAAATTTCTCACTATGTCCCAAGATCCGTAACCGAATCGTCAATTAATACAAGTAAAGCAACGACTAGTTTTAATAAAAACAACACATATCAAGTTGGAGAAGAAGTGTATTATAATGATGCCGGAACTCATTTCTACTACACTTGCCACACTCTTTACTCAAATAGCTCTACACAAACAAACCCTATTGACATAAGCCAGCATTTTTCGCCTGGAGTCGTTGCGGAAATTATTGGAACAACTTCTGATGTAATGAAATTTTACATTGAAGGAGAGTGGTCGTTTAGAACAGAAGGTAACTGGGATGGAGAATGGGGTATTCAAGAGTCTGATGATGGGCTTCTTAATAATTGGATAACTAGATTCTCAATGGCGTCTTACAATGGTTCTGATAACTACGTAAGAGAAGGTGATGAGTCGGCCAATCCAATTTGGCTTCGTGTTGTATTGTTTAATACTGCTAGCGGAACAAACCATAGAGTGAC